TGTGGCGAGAGCAGTTTGCGGAACCTGCCCATTCTGCCGCGCCTGCATCCTTTGCATGACATCGCCGATACCGTCACGAATACCGCCAAAGCCGCCGCCATAGTTGGACCAGTCGAAACCAGCAGCGGGCAGCGCGGTCGCAGGCTGCACCGTCTGCGTTGGCTGTTCAATCCCGTAGAAGTCATTCAGCAGCGCGCCCGCATTGGTGCCGGTCTGCACGAACGGGGAGAGCGTGGCTTTGTTTTCGCCGTAAATCTCTTTTGTGAGCGCGTTGTTATTGGCCGCAGTTGCCGAAGCGTCCGCAGATGCCTGCTTGGCCGCAGAGTTCGACTTGGAAGCCGAGATAGCAGCGCCACCGGCTATCAATCCTGCACCAGCAACAATCACCATGCCTAATTTCCAATCCATTTGGAATGGTATGTTTCGACAGGCTCAAAACCCAATGCCGTGAACAACCGCGATGAATCTTTGTGGAGTTTAGACCCTAGAAACATTCGCTGAACACCACGGCGCTTTGCCTCGCGTTCAACAGCTCTAAAAAGTCTCAGTCCGGCAGTACCGCCACGGACACTGGCGACTGTATAGTATATATCCATCGTCAAAGTCAAACAATCTCGGTAGTGCAGACTTGGCTTCACGAAGCCCAAAAAGTACCCGACCAACTCGCCCGACTGCCGCAACGTGACCAGCATCAGTTCGCCCGCAGCGTCGAGTGCGTCATAGACTTCCTGCATGGGATTAAGAGGCACTTTATCCTTGTTCAGTGCCAGTTCTTCCCAATGCGCCGGATAGATCGCGTTCAATTCCGGCAGGCAGGACTGATAAGGCTCGACTTGCGCGGTGATCATGGCAACCTCACGTCAACAATGCACACAATCCTGTCGTCTGCGCTGTTATTGATGACCTCATGCTCCGTCCGGTTATTGATCCACCATACCGAGCCGGATTCAAAGTTCACGGTCTCGTCCTGAATGCGGAAAATCGCGCCCGGACGGCTCTGCAAAACAATCTGATAGCGCGTATACATCAGCGCGGGCGCGCCTTGGTCTATGTGCGGCAATATCCGCCCACCGGGACGCAAACGCGTAATAATGACGCGGCCCAACCCAATACCGCCAACGCGGCGCATCAGGTCGAGGGCGTGCGTGCGCAATTCCGGCAACTGATACCAAGCCGCATAGGGGTAGGCCGTGATGTCATCTATAACGTCGTTTTGATCATCACCCACGCGGTTAAACATCATCCAGATGTCGTCAGCGTCTGCATGAGCCGTGCCGGGGTGGCTTGTCCGAAGGTCGTTGATGTTCCACAGATCAGGCTTTGCGGCCAATGTCGCAAGCGTCTGTGTCGGATCGATTGAGCCGATATGCAGGAAATGCTTCATAAATCCCCTAGTTGGATCATAGCCTCACCGAAGAATAACCGTATTGACGCCAGAACCCGCCGCCATCACAGAACGCAAAGAACGTACCGTTATTTGGCAGTGATGTGCCGATGTCAGAGCCGCCGGGAAACGCCAGTGTGACAGCACCACCGCTCACATTGCTTACCGCCACACCCTCGCCACTGGCATAGCCAGACGCGGGGAACGTCACTGTAATGCCCGCCGTGGTGATCAATAAATTGCCGCCCTTTTGCGTGCTTCCGAGCGTTGTCGTGCTGCTCAGCACAAATTGGCCATTGGACCGCACGCCCGGTTTGCCTGTCAGGTCCGCAAACGCGCCAGACGTTGCCACAGTTGCTAGGCCCGATATGTCAGCCGCAACATGCCCATGAACGATAGGCGCATAGGCTGCATCGCCTTCCGCATCAGTCAGATATTGCGGGTGCGGATCGGGCTTGGCTTCATGGTCTGCAACGGTTTCCAAAGCCGCAAGGCCTGTAACATCATCCTGCACAACGATGATTGCTGCCTGCGCCGCCGCAATGTCCGCAACAGCCGCGGTCAGTGTGGCCTGCGTCACCTCTAGCGCGGCCTGTGCTTCCTCTAGGCCCTCTTGCGTGGCTGCAATCTCAGTAATAGTGGCGTTGATGCTGGCAAACGCGCCTTCAATGGCCTCCATCGTCTTCTGCCAGTGAATTTGCATTTGCGCCGTCGGTGTCCCCGCGCTCTCGAAATAGGCTTTCTGGCGTTGCAGGCGCGCAAGACTGACTACGGTCGGTTCAATCATTGTCGCCCGCCTACAGCTTTTTCTCTCCCATGATTTTCATGATAATCTAAAACAACTTCAGCACCACGCCTTGCAGCGACAGCCTCCTCTTTGGTGTCGTAAAAGCCCAAGCTTTTCTTTTTTTCATCGCCGACACCGATCGAGGCAGACCAGCGCCCTAAATCTTCGCGCCAATGAACACCATGGAAACCAGAAACATTGTTCGAGGATAACGACCTATTTCTTGCGTTGGTGCCATTTGTGACAACCCGAAGGTTCGCAATTCTGTTATCAGCGGGGTTGCCATTGATGTGGTCAATCTGCCCCCTCGGTGGCTCCCCGTGGAATATCTCCCACGCCACCCGATGGGCTTTTAAGCCTATCCCGCACAAAGAAAGCTTTAAGTAACCTTTTGTGGTAGGCGCACCAGCGATAGCACCGGCATACCTAGTGCGCCAAATCCTATGGCCTTTATCCGTTTTAAAATGCTCTCTTGGACGCATCTTCCAAGTCAACAATCCATTCTCAGGATCGTATGACAGGGCTTCTTGAATATATTGTGTAGACATGATGTATTCTACATCCCGTTCACATGAACATCAATAACAAACATTACTTTCTCCCGCCTCCGGGCTCATTAATTAATACACCGCTGCATCGTATATCAACCGGATCGGTCACGCGGAATTGCACAAGCAACGAAGGTCGCGACGCAACACCAAGCCCGCGCCATTGCACTTCCGTTCGATACTTGCCTTGCGCGCCGAGCGACTTTTGCCGCCAATCACCCCAAGTCTTGCCGTCATCGCGCGACATACGCATTTCAATGACCGGATCATCGTAATCGCCGGTCAAAAATGGCGTCTGCCCGACATTCACCCGCGCCACGATATTGCTGATACGGATAGCGCCGCCATCGATAGGCAATCCCGCCGACCATAGCCGCTCCATCTGCCCGCCTAGATCGACATGACCCGCGCCAAAGGCCAGCGTCCGACCATCCACGCCCGAACCGAAAACACCGCCTGAAAAGCAGCTTGGCACCCAACGATTGAAACCATAGCTTTTCCATTCCGACCATTGGCCGGTACGAGGCTGGAAAACCTGCGTTTCATTGTCGAGTTGAAGACAAAGGTATTCGTTGCCGCCCATCACGAACGCAAACAGGCTTACCTCTGCGCTGGCTTCGATGCGTTCTTGCAGGCCGTTGTTCGAGATGATGTTGTTTTCATCCGACATGCAAACCTGATTTTCGTGCGTCACCCATGCGAACGATGATCCGATAGCCGCCGCGCATCCCGTGCCACGAATGCCCTTTTCGATCACGCGGCCCTCAAGTGGCTGAAACGGCAATTCAGCATCGCCAGTGTTCGGCCAAAACTCCACCGTCTCGGAGCCAAACAACAGCAGAATGTCATCGATGAACAGCGCATCGCGAAGGTTGTCAGGCTGGTTTTCAGCCGTGGCGAAGTCGAGTGGATCGACCGTGCTTGCTAGAATCGGTGTCCAATAGAATTTGCCCGTGTCAGCCCGTAACGCGATGAACCGGCCAGCGCCTGCAATGACCTTGATCACCGAAGCGCCGTCAGGGAATGCCACGTCTGCCAATGTGGTGCCGTTATAGTAACGCAGCGCCCCGCCCGCCGCCGCCATAACACCGCCTTCATTGCCAGCGACCGACACAGGCCCATCGCCGGGGATCGCGCCCAAATAGGTCGTGCCGCGATACAGCGCACCGAACGACACGCCAAACAAGTCACCCGACTGTACTCCATCCTTGCGGAATACAGCCTTGACCGGCCCCGTGCCCATATCTGCAGCCCGATCAATAACCGCCATACGGCTTTGCAGCGCCTTGCCAGTCTTTTCCGTTGGTGCCTGTTCGAGCACCATATTGGTCACAGACAGCGGTGGAAGCCCGCCGCGCCCGCGCTCATAGGATGATGTAGCAAATTCAATATTCGCCATCAGGCAGGCCCCATGTAGTACGAGGCGGGCCGGTATGCGTCGAACAATTCCCGCTCGGTCATTTGCGCGCGTTGGACAAGTTCGGCAGATGGCGGGGTGTCGCTAAAGATATTGCAGCACCGGAGCGCGAGGTTGGTCATTACCGCCTCGGTCCATTCTTCAGGAATATCGATGGTTTCGCTAGGATCGGTTACGGTATCAAGCGCGCGGTCAATATCGAGCGACAGCGTATAGTCGGCAGTCGGCACAGGCCAGACCGTCAGGACAAGCGCGCCCGCGTTTTGCTCGACGTTGTAAATCGATGGTGTGCCCGATGCCGCCTTGTTGGGTAGGACGGCGTAATCATCCCGCTCGAAACGGCTCATGGCGCGTTGATTGGTGGCGCTATCTACATAGCGCGCGCCGTTCACTTCACGCACATAGACCGGCAACGTAATGGACGCCGTATCAGCCGTTCCAGAAGCTGTGTAGACTTCCTGCGTCCATCCAAGCCCGCGAGTACCCCAAGTCTTCAGCATGGCGTTCAGGCGGAAAATGCAGGCGTTCATTTCATCGGCTTCAGGATCATCCCCGAATGCGATGGTGCCGTTTTCAAGCAAGGCGTTCTTGATGAAGTCCCGCGCCGTGGTGCTAAATGCCGTGGTGCCGCTGGTTGTCACAGGTCGCTTGCCTCCGTAGTGTTCGGGGTGTTGTCCACCTGATTGTCAGGGCGAGCATTCGGCAGCGGAACGCCTTCAGCCTTGACGCGTGGCGGGGTCATTTCGGCGGGCTTCGGGTCTAGGTCTTTCCGGCACACCATCGCGCCGGTCCATTCCTTGACCAGATCACGCAGGCGGAATTTGAAACCACACCGATCACAAATCGAGTAGACGCCGCCGGGAATGTAGGAACTGCTACCTTCAACCATTGCGCGGACCTCTGAAAAGAAAAGTGCCCATCCTATAAAGGCGATGGGCCTTCCTTGTTTTACTAGGCTCCAGCACTTCCAAAGCAGCCGCGCCAATCGGCCCAGCCCGTAGCGAAACGCTCGGTTGCCTTGGCCTTGGCGTTCTCGGTGTCGAAGTCGTTATCCTTGGTGAATTCCAAGGCGCGACGGTTGAACGACAACAGACCATACGGAATGTCCGTGGTCAGGAACCACGCATCGCTGTCCGTCAGGTACGGGTCAACGATGACCATATCAACCAAGCCCTTTGCCTTCAGCACGTTCACGTTGTTCGTGTTCGTGGTGTCGGTCTTGGCACCAGACTGAAGTTCGCTGTCCAGAATGCGCGAGGCATTGAACATTTCAGACGGGTGGATGATCAAGGCCTTGGGCATTGCACCAAGGATATGACCACGGGCGTTCTTCATGGTGCTGATTGCCGTCACGGCGCTTTCAAGGGCGCTTTCAGACAGATCGGCAGCAGTCAGAAGGTTCGATTGGTTGCCCGACAAGGTGGGATGCGCAGCAGAGAACAGCGCAACACCATCGCCGCCGACATACGAACCCGAAAAGCCACGGTTCAGCACATTGGCGTGAACGATGCACTTGGTCGTATTCATCGAACGGGCCAGTTCAGCCGAACGACGCTCCGAGATGGTCTTATACTGACCGTCTTCGATAGCTTCGCGCGTGACAATGTAGCCCAGACCATAAACCACGTTGGTGAAACGCGACTTGTAGCCTTCGCCGTCATTGTCGTACTGGATCGACGCGCCTTCAGGCTTCGGAGCAGCAAGACCAAAGCCAGTAGCTTCGGCAATTTCCTCGTACGCCTTGTCAGACGTTTCCATCTGGAAATACGCTTCGTATGGCTTGCCATATTCGTCGTACTTATTGCCGAACCATGCCTTTACGCCGGGCCAAAGGTTCGACGGGTGGTTTGAACGAGTAATAGTCATGTTCCGTCCTCCTTAGACGCCAGTGGTGCCAGCAGCGGGGGTTTCAGTGGCTTCGACAATCGAGACGAGCCATACAGGGCCGGTGCCGCCGATGGTGTTGCCGATGGTCTGGTCAAACGCGACAATGCGCATCTGTGCCGAAGTGGTGGCCTTGGTGGAGCTGTCCAGCATATAGCCCGACTGCTTCGTGTAGACGCTGCCCGAACCAGCCACGAGATCAGCGTTGTTGCCGATGTCCGTGGTTGCCAGAGCGCCACCAACTGCGTCTTCTTCGATGGCAAACAGAAGGTTGTAATCATCCGCAACAAGCAGATAATCAGCTTCCGAAGCCGCACGATAGCCGCGATTGATTGCCGTGGTGGAACCGGCTGCAACGCCGTCCTTGGGAGCAAAGCCCACAACAACGCCCGTTATATTGGCACCAGCAGCGGCACGCGCAGCACCAGGAACGCCAGCAGCGTCACCCGTGCCAGAGATAATGACCGGATCACCAACAAAGATGTTGTTCGTTTCTCCGGCAGCGACAGAATACAGATTGCAAGCGCCGTTGTACGGTGCCCCGCTCTTGTATCGAATTGGTTTCAGACCAAAAGCCATTTAGACCTCCGTGAGTTTGTTTCCCGGCACGGAGTAAAGTTCTTCCGAGCCAGCGCGGTCGGCAGTCGGTCGGGCAAGCTGTTCATTGTCGCGCTGCTTGATCGCGGCCAACTTTTCGGCCTGATCTTGCGCCATGAATGCTTTAGGCTTCATCAGCAGATGCTGTTGCATCGCCTTGCCTTCCGAGTTTCGACCACCGTGGATAGGTGCAACGTCGGGCACTTTGTCCCAATCGTCGTTTTGCGTCAGTTGCTGAATCCGTGAACCGTCATCACGCCCCCAACGAAACTCCATATCGGGGTGGGCTTTGATGACTTCTGCGGGGATCGCCAGTTTTGACGCAATGCCACCCGATCTACGGCGGCGCTCGGTGTTCGTCGTTTCGTCACGCTTCGGACGCCCCGGACGGCGGGTTTCTGTTGCGCTATCTAGCACAGGTTTAGAATCTTGCATATTCAATTTTCCTCATACCAGATTTTAGCGTAATCCTCGCGCTTGATGCCGCGTGTTCGCTCAAAATCGATGGCTGCTTTCTGTGCATCGGCGGGAAGCGACGAAAAGCCTTTCTTGCCCGATACTGCCGCGCGATTGCCCGGAGTGTTCAGGGGTGCGGGTTTGGGTTTGGGCTTCTCTGCTTCAAAGAATTCGGGGAACATGGCCTTTGCTTCGCGCTCGACGATAGCCAATTGCCGCGCATGGCCGAGGCCGGTGGCAGCGAGTTCATTGGTGCGATTGATCGCCCATGCTGTCGCTTCCTGATCCTTTTGGAACCAGCTGGCGTTGCGCTCTATGAATGCGTGCGTTTCGTCTGGAACGGTTGGCTGAACAACGGCGTCTACCTTCGCCAATTCTTTTTCAGCACGGCGGAAGGTTTCCAGATCGCCAGCGTCAAAGGCTTCGTTCTGCTCTTTCAGCAGCCGGTCACGTTCCTTGGCGACTTCGCGTTCTGTGATGGTGGCAGACGTTCGGGCCACGCGGGCAAGCTGGTCTTCAACACCCTTGAGGCGGTTCGATAGCTTGTGGTTTACATCCACCGTGGCGCGCATGAAGTCGTGCGCGGGCTTCCATTTCTCAGGATCGCCCTTCCAATCGTCTTTCGGACGCCAACCCATTTCGGAGGCTAGGCCCTCAAGCGTTACCGGCTCCGGTTCGCTTTGGGGTGTTTCTGTGACTTCGGCAACTTCGCCTTCGTCAATCGCCTCGTCTCCCGACGATGCATTCTGTTCAAGGTCCATAGACACTCACTCTTGCCCTGTAAGGCGGGCCACCGATCCCGACTGCCGGGAAACTTAGTAAAGCGCCAAAATGTCTGTTGCGGTCGTGCCGGTTGCGAGAACCTGCGCCGGACGGATAGGCAGGATGCCGACAGGTGCGCCCTTGAATACCACCGCGCCGCTCTTGCCCTTCATGACAACAGCCACATCGCCAGACACGCCAACGTAAAGGCCGCGAGGGTACGAGAGAACCGTCACATCGCTTGGCGTAATGGCAACGGCATAATCCGCCGCCGAAATATCCCGTCCACTCATTGGATCACCCCTTTCAGATCGCTGTCAGTGACGATGCGATATTTGCGCCCGTCGTCGCCTTCAAACTCGGTCCCGGCATATCGCTGGAACATCACAACATCACCCGTGGCAGGCGTATCGGTCACGCCCGACCAATCGCCGCCCGTGAATGCCATCTGCGAAACGTCAACGATGCGCCCCTTTTCGGATGCGCTGTTTTCGCGCTCAACGTGCTTTGTGGGCAGGATGATGCCACCAAGGGTCTTTTCCTCGACCACATCAAGCGCAACCAGCACGTTGTAACCCATCGGACGCAGGCCGGGTTTGCAGTCTTCAAGCTTCGGGATCATTGATAACCTTCCAATCGTCGAAAGTGTTGCCGGTGAAGGTGTTGCTCACCTCTACCCGTGCGCGGGCTGTGTGCAGTGCCAGAGGGTCAAGGTTGCCCTCCCAAGCCAAACCTTGCCACGCCTGCATCTCGCGCTCGGCAAGGGTTTGCATCGCCGCCATGACGTATTGCGTGACAGGCAGTTGCAGCCATTCCGCAAAGTCTTTTTCGTCAGGATGCATCGGCCATCCCCATGCCAGCCTTCATCGCCTCAAGTTCTGCCTTGTCGCGGTTGAGTTGCAGCGTGCCTGCGTCCAGTTCAACCGATGCAGCCTTTGCCGCCGCGTCGGTTTCATCCTTGACCGCCTTTGCCACCTTGCCGCGAATGGTTGCCTCTGCGTCCTGCATCGCCATCGCTTGCTCTGGTCCGGGCGGTGGCGGTGGCGGCATAATCTTGTCGATGTCTTCCACGTCCGCAGCCTCGTAAACGCGCCGCAGCACTTCGCGCACATCACCACCAACAGCTTGCAACGGCTCGACAGTGGACAGCAGGAATTGCGCGCGGGCCATACGTTGCATCTTTGTCACGCTCGACGGATCGCTAACCGGCGCAATATCCATATCCCGCCCGTCGAAGTCTTTTCGGATGTCCGCAGCGGGATCATCCAGCAATTCCATGTATTCAGCTTGCGCGCGTTCATCAGCATGGGTGCCGATGTTGCGATACAGGATTTTGAATTCGCCCTTAAGGCCCAGATACACCCGCTTGTAGATCGCGGTGAACACCTGCAAGCCTTGTTCGATCAGTGCCAGCGTGGTGCCGACCTGCCCGTTGTTCGAGCCTTCGCCGGTCAGAATGTCCTTGATCGACGCAATATCCCGCGCCGCACCAAGGATGAGGTCCAGCAAATTGAACATCACCTGATTAACCTGCGGGAACGTGCGCTCAACAATCCCGTTGCGCAGCGCATCGCCCGACACCGGCACAGTCTTGTATTCACCCGGACGCCAACGCAGGGACGACGATTGCCCACGCCCTTGCAGTTTCAGGCCCGACGCGACAAACCCGCCACCAGCCACAGCAGCGGTGTTCGCATCGATCATCTGATTGACAAGCGTATTGATCACGTTGCCGTATTGGTGGAGCAAATGCGCCAAGCCGATATTGTAGAACGTGCCTTCAGGGTTCGGCATAAACCCGTATTTCGTATAAAACTTGCGGCGTTCGATATAGGCCACATCGGTTTCCGCCATCTGCACTTGCTCTGGCCCGAAGTCCGGCACGATGCGCAGTAGCTGGCGCGACTTGTGATCGATGGTCACGATATACGGCTCGTCAATGCCATCGTCATCCAGATCGAAATAGGCCTGCGCTTCGATCAGGAGGCGCGGGTCTTTCTCGTCAGGATCGAACGTCACCTCCTGCCGGTATTTGCCGGTGCGTATGTCCCGCTTGATTTGGTGCGGGTATATGCCGTCGATCTCTTCGGTGATTTGCGGCGCGTCATCCAGTGACTTCGACGCGTTGTTCACCACCAGCTTAAGCGCGGGGACGAACTTGCTTTGGTGCTTGCGGCCATCGAACCACGACTTACGGAATCCGCAGCCAATCGCAGGCATCTGGAACAGCAGCGTGTCGGTTTCAGCTTCCCATGCGTCCATTTGATAGAACAGCATGTAGTTCATGTACTGCCGCACACGTTGAGCGCGCTTGGTCTTATCGCCCGGTTCACGCTTCCAAACGGGTGTAGGATCACCTCCTTCCGGTAACGGCATCGGGCCTTGTGGCGTTACAACCACAGGCCCTTGCTCGGTAAATGCGACAGGCATTCCTTGGAATTGAAAGCGGGGTTGGCCTTGCTCATCAAGCACAGGCATCCCGGTGTCATTGCCCACCACCTTGCACGACACCGCCTCGTCACCCTTGACGACAGCGGGATAGGCGCGGGCATTGAACTGCATCACGGCAGTTGCAAGCAGGGGGTATTTGACGTTTGAGGCGTTCGGCCAAGGGAAGTCTTTAGCGTCCGCCTTGGTGTTGCCGATCTCTTTCAGCGCAGCTTCAGCGACATCGGCCCAATCGGACCGGCTCTGCTTGTCGATCTCGTAAGTATCGCAAACCTGATCGACCACACGGGCGATTTGTTCGGACGTGAGATATTCCGAAATGTCACCTTCGGCCTCAGCAATCTGCATCAGCAAATCGAGCGACTGCATATCAGCCTTGGATTGAATATCCGCGCGGATTGCGTCTTCCGCTTCTACTGGAACATCCAATTCCATTGCGTTTCCTTATACCCTTCTGGTCATCGCGACGATGGGTAGGCAAGCGCGGTATCACAGTTTCGCGCTTGATGCAAATTCTAGTAGCCGGTTGATGGGTTGCGTCCGTGGTCGTCTTGGTAGTAGTCATCATCGTTATAGGCTTGCGGCTCGACGTAGGTCAGGCACAGTAGCCCAAAGGCGTCGGCGGAATGTGAATTCTCGTCATGGTTCGGCCCAAGCCCGATGTTGCGCTTTTCGTCTTTCTTCTCGTGATAGGCCCGCAAAGCCTTGATCCCGCCTGCGCACTTCTTGGCGTCAAACCAGACACGGGCGAAATGTTCACGCACCTTTTCTACACGCATCATCGCCGCGCCCTTACCTTGGTTCGGGATGACATCGACCTGATAGCCAGCGTCACGGAATGCCGAGCGATAGGACACGTCAAAAACACGGTCGTTCGTGTCGCCATCATGGGGCAGCACGATGATTGTTCGATCCGGCGTGTAGTTGTTCCGCCGCAGCCAATCCAGATGCGCGGCGATAGGCTGGCCCTGCACCTCGTAGTGATTGACGCAACGGATGGTCAACCCGACGAACTGCGCGGCCCAAAATACGAAGTTATCCGCCTTAGCGCCCGTGCCGCCGATGTCGCACACCATGCGGATGATCAAGTGCGGGTCTTCAGGCACGATGGTCAACCGTCCCTCGCTTTCAGCTTGGCGAATGTGCGTGGTGAAGTATGCGCCTTCGAAGTGGGTCTTGTATCCACATTCCCAGACGTGATCGTAATTGTCCGGGCGCTTTACCAGATCATCCTGGCGTTCGCGTTCCAGCACGGCAGGAAACCACGGATTGTCGCGCCAGTTGAGTTCAATGATCTTGACATCGGCAGACGTATCTTTGCGGAACCGCTTATCCGTGGCGCTACCTTCAAGTTCAGGATTCCACGTCACCCATATCTCAGAGTTTTCCTCGCGCACGGTCGGGATAAGCTTTTCCCATGCCGCGTCTGTGATTGGCTCGGCTTCGTCAGCCCAACACAGCAGGATTTTAGCCTTCGACTTGAGGCTGTTCAGATTGTGCCGCAGTCCGATGAACGCGTATTCAATGCGCCCGCAGATCGTGCGAATATAGGTTTCGCCGATGTCGAAGTATGCCGCAAGCCACGGCTCCTCTTGGATTGCCGCCTTAATCTCAGCCATCGAACTATCTGCAAGGCTGTTCAGATGCTCACGAACGCACAGGATGATGCCCGTCTTGCCCGCCTGTGCCCACCGCATGGCGTTTACAGCGGTCATCTTGGCGAATGATCGTGTCTTAGCACTACCGCGCCCACCGTATGCTCCACGATAGCGCGCAGGGCCTAGAAAGACCGGAATAAGCTTCGGGGGTAGTTGGACGGTTACGCTGGTCATTCTGGACCGCTTAACATCACCTCAGTGATTGTCTTGAATGTGCCGGTTGCCTCAATTTGCTGTGGCAGCACTTTACCAAGCAAAGACATGTAAGCGACCGGCTGTTCAATCGCCATCTTTGCCAAATAGTCCGCCCCGCCGATTTTCTCGAATGACACCTCCACCGCCTCGCGGATTGTCTTGGTCAATTTATTAACCGCGCCCTTGGGTCGTCCTTTGCCAGCAGCAGGCGGTTTTCGTTTTTCAGTATCTGTCACTTTTTTAGTGAGCGCGCCCATCAGGTAGCCTCCTTTTGCATTGGGCGACCCTCAGGATATTCCCACTGGTCGCAAACGTCTTCGTCATCATGCCAAACGTACATAAAGCTTGTCGTTTTTCCGTTTGTGATGGGTATCAGTTGCATCCAGCCCTGCCGGACGTGGCTTTGTAAGCATTGCCCGTAATCAAGATCAGGCCCGCACGCTGTCAGGAGAAGGCAAAGGGTAGGAATAAGCCGCCGCATCACACCCTCCCCTTAGACGAGGGCCGGTAATACAGCCCCCCAACGCACATCATCGGATCGCAGTCAGTCAGCTTGAACACCTCAGGCGCATCCCAATCCACACGCATGAACTGGTAGGCGCTGTTGCGGTCAAAGCCTTCGGTGTAGCCGCCATTCAGGACATCGAGCACGGGCAGCAAGCCGCAGGACTTCATCCATGCTGTGTTTTCGTCCGTGCGTGTTGCTTGTGCGCGTCCCATCACCCCACCCCCATCATTGCGTTAATAACCTTGCGCGCCTCACCCGACCTTGCGAACGGCAACGATATCGCCGCAGCTTCCGTCGTGTATCCAAACAAGCTGGTTGCGAGTGAACGCCTGCTCTCTCCAAATGCCTTCCCGCCACGGTCCGCGCAGGATGATTTGAAACGGGCCATCGTCGCGGGGTTCGCGGTTGCCGGGCCATGAATGGAAGCCTTTAGGAAAGTCATTCAACGATCCACCTTCACAAAGCGCGACTTGCGAAAGTCGAATGTGACCGAGACTTCATCCTTGCGACCGGGCAGGCCCATGCGAACCTTTGTGGTGATGATCTTGGCGAGATTGTCTTTCGGGTCAGGCCGGTGATAGGTCAGACCGTAATCCGCCTTGTTTGCCCAATTGGCCGAGCCTGAAATGTCGTAGAGGCCGGGAATCTTTTTTGCGCCCTCTTGTGGCTTGGTCGGGTGTGCCACGATCCAGAACGCAACATCGTATTGCTTGGCAAAGCGTTTGATCGCCCTAAGCGCGCGGCTGATATAATCGGTTTCCGTTTCGTCGCGGCGGCGCTTGTGTTCCAGTTCGTTCCACGGATCGAGAACGATCATTTTGACGCCGTGGCGAAGTACCGCAGTACGGCAGAGCGACAGGAATAGATCGAGATCCATTTCCATATCCTCGTCCACCGCCTGCGAAATGATGTTCAGTCGCGCCTGTAGCAGATCGTCCACATCGCCCGCGTCATCCACCTTGTGCAGATCGATCATGGCGCACTGGCAAATTGCCGCCTTGAGGCCATTGCGCAGGATTGGCTTCACGTCCGTTTCAAAGCTGGCAACGCAAACCGGAAAATGATTTTCAAGCGCGTGCCCGATGATTTGGTTCATCATCGTGGACTTGCCCATATTGGCATAGCCAGTGACCACAGTTAGCGTTCCCGGCACGATTGCAATCATGTCTGCAATTTCGGGAATGCCGATGCTGTAGCTGCGCACTTCGCCCTTTTCGGGAAAGTCTGAAAGCTTGTAGAGGCCTTGCACCGGATAAGGCTTTGCTTCCCCGATGCACTTGGCGACTGCCAGCGCGCCGTACTCTGCAAGCACTTCGTTCAGGTCTTTGCAGGGGAACGGGTACTCGATGAACTTGCATCGATCGGCACCAAGCAGCGCAACCAGATCGGCGCGCAAGTGATGCCCCGGTTGGTCATCATCCACCGCCAGCACGAACTCTTTCACTTCGGAAAGTTCAGCCGCGTGACGGTCCACCCATTCGTAACGCTTGGCGTTGTCGAGGTCAGCCGTGACCGTGGAAGGCGCACCGTTGGGCACGGACACCACCAGTTCGCAACCCGACTGGATCGCCGCTATCGCGTCCCACTCCCCTTCCGTTATCACGACAGGCGCTTGCCCGCTCCGTGCTTTCGGATCGCGCAGGCAATCCGCGTTCCAAAGCGCAAGCGGCGCTCCGGTGTCCATCCGATGATCCTTTTCGGAGGTCAGCCGGTACTTGTGGTTGATCGCCTGCCCAGCTTCGAGATACGGGATTGAGAGCCATGCCTTGCCGTCCCGCATGATCGTTTCCAGCCCAAGCTTGGCGGCAAGCATCGGATCGAGACCGCGTGCTTCGATCCATGCGGAATGTTTCGGGTGAATTGTCATTGATTGCTCCTGAAAATCCGCAATTGTGGCAGTGGTAGACGACGCCTTGGGCATCCTTGGTCACGCTCAAACATCGGTCTTTTTTATTTCGACGTGTTGCACTGCATTGAGGGCATGTAGTTTTTCCCGGCTTTGTTGGTCGCCATGTCATGCCGCTCTCCCATGATTTTCATGGTAGCCAAATTCCCGTTCAGCGGATTTTCTGGCATCAGCAGCAGCGTTCAGATCGTCAAAATAGCCAAGGCTTTTTGATCGGCCATTGACCTTGATCCTTGCCTGCCATTTAGCGAACCGAGCATTCCAACCGACGCCGTTGACGCCAGATGAGTTGTTAGAGTTAGCCCGCCTGTTGCGTCCGTTCTCAGCGTGGCTTACCGCCCTCAGGTTCGCGATTCTGTTGTTAGCTGGATCACCGTCAATGTGATCAATATCCTCTGGCGCGTCCTCGCCATGTACAATCAGCCATGCCAAACGGTGCGCCTGATAAAACTTGCCATTGATCGAAATATGAATGTAGCCGCGATGACTGACAGAGCCAGCCATGCCGTTCGCGAAACGCGCATTCCATGCATTTTGGGCGTGGTCAGTCGAGAACCATTCCCGGCCTCGCTCTTTCCAGAAAAAGTCGCCGTGCTCAGGATAATATTCAATCAAGCTGTCTAGCTGTTCGCGGGTCAACATGGTCGAGCCTCCTGATTTGTGTTTCCCGGCTTGGTTGGGCGAAAGTCCGTCATGGTTCCGCCCTATCCGCCGCATCCCGAAGGATTCGAGCCATTGCCGCGTAGACTGGTTTGGTCAGGTCCATGGGCGGGTGACTGTGCTTTTCCAACTCAGTCAGGCGGCGCTCAATTTCCGAAAGCCGCTGTTCAAGCGATGGGGTAGGCATACGCATCCCCTTTCTTTTCGACCGCCAAAGCCTCTTGGTTTTTCTTAGCCAGCCAGCTTGATGTGGATTGGAACCACTTGGCTTTGACCGCCGCATCTTGGACGGAAAGCCAATCATCCCTGTTTTGGAGGCTTGCTAGCAAATCGAGATTTGAGAAGGCTTTGCGCCAATTCTCAAACCCCGCCTTAGTCAGCCGAATGACAGACCCGGAAAAAGCGTAAGCGCCCTTCTTACTTTCTTCTTTTTCTGTATCTGTATCTGTATCTGTATCTGGGGGCGTTACTGAAACGTTTCGTTTTGCGCGAAACTTCTGCACCCTATCTGTAGAAGTGTCTGATTTGTATTGATATTTTGACCATCCGTGCGGAGCGTAACCATCGCCTAATACAACGATAAGGCGCATGCTTATCAAGCGTTCAACGCCCGTTGATAGGTGGTCTAAGCGCCTCTTAAGGATGTGCTTAAGATCATCTAGGCAAGGGATTGTGCCGTCGTTTTCAGACGCCACAGAGAGCAGTTCTACCCATAGGCGGAACTCTTTGTCGGACAGGCGGGCAACCTTTGGGTTGCGCATCGCATCAGAGTGGAAGCGGAACCAGCGGCTCATTAAACAGCCTCCAGCCCATAAACTTCCAATAGGGTTTCGGCTGCATCATCAGTGATGACACCCATATCCCTTAACTGGAGCACTACCCTACGGCGGGTATCCTGCCCCTCGTAGGTTTCCACCAGAGCACCCATCAAAGATAGGCGCTTTGCCCGAAGCAAAATGTAGGAAACATCGGCCATTAGCTAAGCCTCCAAAATGCTTGAATGAAAGCGGCCCAAGCGTCCGAAACGAGGATTTGAAAGCATTCCTCGTCGGTCAGCGTAGGATCGGCGCGCTCTGACAGACGTAGAGCGCAGTAACGGGCGTAGGCTTTGTTTGCCTGTGCTTCGTCAAAGCCGGTTATGAGTATCGGCAGGGAAGCGTCTTGGATGGGGCCGCTCATAGCGACACCTCGATATAAAACCGGCCTTTGCGCGCCGTATCGAACTCGACAACAGGCGCTTCAAAATGGCGGTCATTGATGCCGAGAGCGTCGGCAATTCCGTCCAGGTACGCCTTTGCAGCAGCCGAGCAGTTATCCTTGTCAGGTAGCGGCCCTGTCTTCTTGCCTGATACGATAATCTTGACGGGGATGCGGACAGGGTGGCTCTCAGGCTTAACCGTGCCGAACACTTCCCAAGCGCCAGCCATGCCCCAACCGCGATGCTTTACCTTTTGCCGGTTTACAGCATGGTAGTTGCTGCGCGGACCATTCGGCCAAAGCAGTTTGTCGGGATATGGCAGGTCCACAATCATGCCGCCAACTCCACCAACGAAGCCTTGACCTCTGCCCAATAGGCAAGAGCCGTGCTTTCACCGATGCCCATTGCCTTGGCGGCGGCGCGGATCGTTTGGCCGTCTGCCACACGGTCTGCCAGTTCATCGCGACGCGCGAGACGTAGGGCGGTTTGTTTGGCGCGTGCCAGTGCAGCGGCTTCTGTGCGTGTCATGCCACCCGCCTTGCTGAGCAGAGTGCAGCGACAAACCGGCGGTTCGCCTCGTCCATGCTGTTCTGATAGCGTTCGTCCATCCAGACGACGGTACGGTCGAAGTCACGTTGGGCGCGGCCTATCTTGGCTTTGTGCGATTGGCGGAATTTGGCGATAGTCTGGACGCATGGCGAGTTGTCGTAATGTGCTGCTATCTCGCGGCAGATACGTTCGTTGCTGTCGATATACTGGACAAGGCAACGCGCCATCGCGTTCGGGCTGTTGTGAAATTCACGCATTACGCTGCACCGCCCGCGCTCGAAAGCGGCAGGAACGTAGCAACCAACTGGTCAGCAGCATCGCGGACAGCTTGGCGCTCAGTGTGATCGAAGCGACCATCAGCCGCAGCGGTCGCAATCGTCGCCATATGCGGCAGCGCGCTTGAAACGATGTGATGCGCTTCAACCTGCTGCGCATCGACACGGCGCGCGGTGTAGCAGATCACGCCCACCAAAGCAGAGACGCAATCTTCGCCCAGCGCGTAAGCAAGGTTGAAGGCATCAGCAGCGGAAATGCGGCGTTGCTTGGCTGGATCACGCGAAACGATTTGGTCAATCGTGTAGACGTTAACCGCGCTCTCCTTTTCGAGAGTGCCACGGTTGAATGTACGGCCATCGTATGCGCGATGGATATGGCGGCGTAAAATGGTGCGGATTTGTTCGTCCGATGTCATGCCGACATTTTGGACAGAATTGTGTTCAGGCACTTGCTACCTCACAATTATGGAAAGAGTTGATCACAGCAGCCCGCAGGCTTTGAAAATGAGCAGCCAAAGGCAGCCAGAGGCACAGCCACCGAAAACGAGCGCGTTACGGGCGCGGGCTTGGGTGTTGCGGCCCATGGGTCAGCGCCCTTCACCGGAGGAGATTGACTCTCCCCCGGCTTTGGCCATCGTTGCGCTTCCAAACACCAACGAAGGAATCGAAGAATGGCCGTATCTGACGACGCCGCCGCCATTGCCGCCGCACAACTTGCCGCCGCTCTTGCGCACACCAAGGAAGTTCAGAGCGCAATCGCTCCCGAAATGGCCTTGCTGCAAATTCACAAACGCTTTTTTGACAGGATCAAGAGCGCGAAGTGATAGCGTTAATGTGTTCGAGCAGGTCTCTGGCGGTCTGCTCGTCCGCGCCAGTGACGAAAGCGTAAATCCGCTGGGCTTGCTCGATATTACCGTTGGCAAGTCCGACGCAACGCAGGGCGACTTCTTGCTGTTCAGGCGAACGCATGGTGTGTTTCCTTTTGTGATGTGTTGCGCGCCCATGGGTCAGGCGGCTTGGGATGGGGTGTTGGCCAGCGCAGCCAGATCGACGCCGCTTTGCTCTGCAAGCCTACGAACGTCCGGCATCCGCCAATCTGGGATTTCCCCGCTTTTGGAAAACTTCCAACTGGACACGGTTGAAGGTGTGAGGTTCAGCGCCGTGGCGACTTTAGAAGTTCCCCCAAGCGCGGCGATGATGGTTGAAGCGTTCTGCATTCCCGACAGTTACGATAATCGTAACTTGATTGCAAGCGGGTAATTACGATGTCCGTTATCGACGGCGCATTACGATTTTCGCATGGTGTGCCAATGGTCACACATGACGAAATCATCGCAGAACTGGTGCGCCAGCTTGATGCCAAAAAGGTAACTGGGCGCGGGATAGCCTCGCTGTTAAAGATTGCACCGGCGCGCGTCACCGAAATGCGGAAGGGTGAACGTCGAGTGCAGCCTCACGAAATGTCAGTGCTTGCCCAATTTTTCGGCATGGGTGAAATTGATACTGGCCCAGACACCAATGTCATTTGGGTGCCTGTCATTGGCATAGCGGCGGCGGGCTGCTGGAAAGAGGCTATCGAACTGCCGTCCTTCTTGGTGCCAAGAATTAGAAAGGCTGGATGCAACCAGGCATTTGCCGTTCAGATCGACGGCGATAGTATGGATAAACTACTGCCAGACGGCGGCTATGCAGTGATTGACCCCGATCAAAAGCAGTTGAACGATAAACGCATCTACTTGATCCAGAACGGCGGCGGCGAGACAACTATCAAACGCTACCGCACCGAGCCTTCACGCTTTGAGCCGGTTTCCAACAACCCCTCACACAAGATCATCCATATGGGAGAGCACGAAATAATCGTGCTGGGGCGCGTCGTTTCCTATACCAGCGATGTAGGTTTGTGATGATGCGCATCACCGGAATTGCGTTATCGTTGCTGGTTGCGATTCCTGCATTCGCGCAAGCCGAACCTGCAAGCCCCGGCCCCCACACACTCGTTATCTCCGACAGACAGGGCATGACGCGTATAGACTACCCAACGGGTGCAAAGTGCCTTCGCGCACGGGATGCGATACGTAAACAGACTGCGCCGCCACCAAACACACCCGGCGTCATTTATGGCCGGTCCAGCGTCAAAGCATTCTGCGTCCCCCGCTAACCCGCCCTGTTTGTGATGTGAGGAAAAACTAATGGCAGTTTTTATAGGTGGTGGAAATTTTGGCACCGCGCCGGATGGTTGGTATTTCGACGTACTCACAAACATTTGCTCCGGTTTTGAAATGGGCACAGAGCGCGGCGAAGACGTGTGGCTTCAAGGCAAAGTCATCGATGGTCAGTTCATCTTTAACGGGCGCTTATTCACAAAGTCCGGGCAAGTCGGCGCGATCTTTGATAGTTTTCCTGCCCGGCAAGCCCCCGAAGGCTGGACCCAGCGACGCCGTATCGACGTTGAAGGCTATGAGTTGGTCAACATCGACGGCGAGGTGATCTTTTCCTATCGGGTAGATGGCAAAGGTTGCACCGTCGATGTTGACTTATACAAGGCTGATGGCTCCTTAGGTGTCCACAGAGGCCAAGACGGCATAATCTGCCACATTCCCTTGCGCATGTGACTGGACTTCATCCAGCCACGCTGAAACGTCGGCCAGAATTTCAGCCTTTGGCTTGCTGGCCAAGCGAACCGTATTTTCCGTAAAGCTATCGTTCGGTGTGATGTGAATCGTACTTGTAGCGATCACAAAAGCATTCTGAATATCCATAAAGCCTCGCTCGTTTGAGTGGGGCTTTTTTGCGCCCCGTGTGAGGGTGATAGCAGGCTAAAAAACGAAAGGCACCAAATTAATTACGATTTTCGTATTGACGTAAGATTACGGTTATCGTAACAAGGCTTCAGCAAGACGGATTGCCCGTCGCTGGAGCCACCCCGATGCAAATCACCCTTCACCATTTTGAACAGATCGACGGCCTTATGTCGTCGCTCCTGCGCATGGGCGAATTTGAAACCTGCGCCGACCCGCGCGGTTATATTCGCACCGAAAACCGCCTGCTTGATGCTTGCATCGCAGCGACCAGCTACGACTACGCGAACGACTTCGCTTCCGGCCTTGAATGCGCCGCGCACATCGTCACCGGCGGCCTGCTTGGCACGCTGGAAGTGGTTGACGAGGTGGCAGCATGAACATTGCAAACGTCACTGACGTTGTAGTGCGCCGCTTTACAGCGAAATATAAAATCAACCCTGAAACAGGGTGCTGGGAATGGCTCGCTGGGCGTTTTAATAAAGATTACGGCTGTTTTGCATTCGATGGCAAAATGGTGAAAGCTCACAGGTTTTCTTATCTACTGCACAACAGCGACCCTACTGGCGGGTTTGTATGCCACCACTGCGATAATCCAACGTGCGTAAATCCGGACCACCTATATTTAGGTGATTTCCAGTCAAATAGTGATGACCGTTTGAATAGGGGTCGCCATGCTGGATGCGCCAGTAAAGCGCCGCCGCGTGTAGTTGGTTTCGGGATTGCCCCGCTACAAATAGCAAAAGAGCGCGGAAAATGTGCGCAGTATTGCAAGAAATGCGGACATCATCGCATCGACGACCTTCCGCGATCTGGCTCCACCTCACCACGATGCCGAAATTGCAAGCGGCAGCATGTGCGCAACTCGCACAGCGTTAAGCGCGCCCTAAAAATTGAAGGGTTGAAAGCATGAATATTCAGACCGCCATCACCACAGCGCCCCGCGCTCTCACCGAACAACGCAACGCATGGCATAACAAGTCCGGCGTTGGTCATTGCAGCACTTGCGACGACACCGGCATTGTCGCCAGCAACGAACGCCCCTCCACATGGAATCCATATCCTGAAGCGGCCTGCAACGATTGCAGCGGTGAAGATACCGCCTGCGAAGTGTGCGGGAACACCGTGCATGTGAAGGGCTGGGACTGCCTCGTTTGCGATATGGCGTTGGAGATCCCCGCCAGCCAGCTTGACGAGGACACCGCGCTTATTCTGGCACAGTCGCTGGTTGCCGCTGTCAAGGCTGCTGCAAAGCACCGGGCGCAGGTTCGGGAGTTGGCGGCATGAGCGCGCTGACTGCAGGTAACTGGATTGCGTTCCAGAGCGAAAGCCAAAAGGCAAACGTCACTAAATCCCCACTGCCACACTGGTCAGTTGGTATCGAGCATGAGAACAACCTCTGCCACGGCGTAGGCGCAAGCGGCACATACATGCTGGTTAGCGGCATTTGCAGCGAGGCCGACGCTAAGGCGATGGCAGCAAGCAAAGACCTCCTCGAACTGGCCTATCAATACCAGTCCGACCTACGCCACCCGCCCACCGCTGACAGCGTAACCCGCCGACTTGAGCGCATTGCCGCCGTGTTGGCGAAGGTTGGTGCGTGATGGATAAGTTGGATTACCGCGTGGCATCCGTTGTGATTGGCTCACAGGCATTCTCAGCCGGTTGCGATGCTTTGCTTAGCGCGCATCAAGCAAAATTCCTTTGGGCAATTGTCGCAGGTTTTGCGGCTTACGGCCTTGGTTGGCTCACAGTCGCATTGTGGAGGGAAGCATGAACCCCACAGGCTGGAACGTCTCCTACAACGACGCCGCCGTTTCCGATCCTTGGCAGGCAAGCCACCTCGACAAATGCGTGACCGTGTTTGGCCGGGACATTGCTGAGCTTGGGCTTGCGATGATCGATGAACACCGCCGCCATTCGCCCGATGCGCGTTGGCTGGCACAGGCTGGGGTACGGTGATGCAACCCACATACGAAACCTTCGACGCGCAACTGAAAGCCACGCTGGAAAGCCTGCGCCGCTGGAACGAAGCCGAGCGCGAGGTTGCACAAGCACGCTTGGATATGGCCCGCGATGTTCGGGCGCAGATCAAGGACGCGACACAATGAGCACACTTTACCCCTGTCTGCGCGCCGAAATTGCTGGCGGCACATTCATTCACGAAACTTGGGATGATTGCGTCAATGCTAGACTAATCGCGCTGGTCGATAGTTCTTACACCGCCGAAATGTTTTGCCGGATGCTGGCTGAGAAATGCTCGCCAGAAGATGGTCGCCATTGGATTATCACCAACGCGACTGGCGGCAATCAGGAACGCTGGAACCGCAAGCGTGTGGACGCCGAGCGCGCCAAGACAGGTGCCGCATGAAGCACACCCTCTCCCAGATCGCCCACACGTACCGCAGCAACCCGCGCGACTTTTGGCAATGCACTGCTGTTGTGCCGGTTGCGTTCAGTTTCTTTGTCACCCTGCTTTGGATTGCATCGCGATGAGCCTCCTCCACGACCTCCGCAAAATCCTCGTCCTGCCAACGCAGTGCGGCAAGGAAATCCGCGCGCCTGAAACGCTGCTGCTGCCCATGACCAAAGCACAGGCGGCGGATTGGGAAGCACTTAGGAAACATCGGGACAGCCAGACAGGAAAGGCATCATCATGAACGCCGTTAGCAAAATAGAAGCAGGCGCGGCCCTACTGCGCTCGCCATTCCCATCCCACCAGATCAGCAAGCTTCCCAAGCCAACGAAGGCGCAAACCGACGCGGTAAAGGCAGACTTCAAGAAAGGCGTCCGGTGCCAAGTGTGTGGCGCATGGCATCACCCCGATGTCGTCCACTTGGATTATGTCGGGCACGCTGCCCTGACTGACCGGCTGCTTGACGCAGACCCCGCTTGGTATTGGGAACCATTGGCGTTCGATGAAACCGGACTGCCCGCGTTCGACAAAACAGGCGGCTTGTGGATCAGGTTGACCGTCGCTGGCATCAGCCGACTTGGCTATGGGCACGCCGCCGCAAAGCAGACCGCAGACCCCGGCGCGCGGGAAAAGGAAGTCATCGGAGACGCCTTGCGCAATGCAGCAATGCGGTTTGGCGCGGCACTGGACCTTTGGCACAAAGGCGACCTTCACGCCGATGATGAAGACGCAGAGGCTCCCAAGCCCGCGCAACGCGCAGATGCACCACAGGAAATGCCGCCTGCCGAATATGCGCAGATCGTCAATCTACTTAAGGCGACCGGCGTTCCGGCTGACGCGCTTCTCAAGGAATACAAGGTCAAGAGCATCAAGCTTTTGAACCATGACCAGTACGCCAACGCAGTCGAACGCCTGACTGTGAAACTGGCAGAGAAAGCCAAGGCCGAAACCAACGGAAAAGTCCTTGAGGACGAAATCCCATATTGAGGTGAAGGGTTATGATCTACAAATCTAGCAGTGGCGACAAAGAGATTGCGACAATGCCGCTTTCATACGCCCTGAACGCCTTGCGCAAGCTGGAGCGGACCGAGCCAGAGCGCATAGACGAGATTGCCGCACTCAAGGCGCACACGGACAAGTTGGCGGCTGAAAACACAGCCAAGGCGCTTAATCCAGAACCGCGCGAACCTGCCATGGGTGACAACGGCGGACCACCTATCGAGGACGCTAAGCCCGAAGGCCGCACGGCAGTTGAAACTCACGTTGACGACCTTTTGACCGAGGCCGCTAATTGGGCGGATGGCGTTGCTCTGGAACGCCAAGAGCAGGCCGATACCGTAGGCAAGTTGCAGCGCATGTTGCAGGAAGCCGCAAGGATGGTGGACGAACGCGCCACGGTTGAAAAGAAGCCCCATCAGGACGCAGTTGCCAAGATTGGTGACTGGCAGAACAGCTACACTGCCAAGGGCCTTAAAAAGACACCTGACGGCAAACTGACAAAGGCCATTCTTGCCACCAGCAACCTTACGACTGGCTGGCTTAGGAAGCAGGAAGCCGAGCGCAAAGCGATTGCCGACAAGCTGGCACTGGAAGCCGCCAAAGCCGCGCAAGACGCCATTGCGCAGCGCCAAGAGGCCAAGGCTTCAACTGACATCGAAGTGATGGACAAGGCCGAAGACGCGCTTGCCGCCGCTAAAGCCTTGATCGCTCAAGCCGATGGCGTGGCAAAGGAAAAGGTCAGGGCCGTAGCTGGTGACGGATACCGCGCCATTACGCTTCGATCCATCTGGGATGCCGAAGTCACCAACTACGCGGAAGCCTACAGCCACTACAAATCGAACCCCGATTTTATGGCCGAATTTCACGCGCTCATTCGCAAGTGGGCGGACAAAGACGCCCGCAACGAAGCAACCCGCCGAACTATTCCCGGCGTTAAATTCCACGAGAACAAGGTAGCTGCATAATGGCCTTTCTGACGGAAAAAGAAGCCAATCGGTTCGCCAGAAAGACCGAATGGCAAGGTGATTGCCTGATTTGGAAGGGTAGCCGTAACTCAGAAGGATATGGCACCGTAACGTTGCGCAATGCTTCATGGAAGGCCCACCGCATCGCATACGTTGATGCTTGGGGCGCAATTCCCACAGGGAAGGTTGTGCGCCACAAATGCGACACCCCTGCCTGTGTGAACCCGTCACATCTTGAGGTCGGCACCGATGCCGACAATGCCAAAGACAAAGCCATCCGCAGGCGCACCAAGATCAAAATAAACGACGATCAGGTGCGCCTAATAAGACGCGATAGTCGCGTGATGAGAGAAATTGCAGCCGCCTATAAAATCAGCGTGGCGGCAGTGTGTTTAATCAAGTCCGGCAAACGTCGGTTTTACGTAGGAGGTTAAGTTGGCCGGAACCGTTAACAAAGTCATCATCGTTGGCAACCTTGGGCAAGACCCTGAGGTCAAATCCTTCCAGAACGGTGGGCGCATCGCAAACCTGCGCATCGCCACTTCGGAAAGCTGGAAAGACAAAGCAACCGGCGAGAAGAAAGAGCGCACCGAATGGCACAGCGTTGTCCTGCAATCGGATGGCTTGTGCAGTGTTGCCGAACGCTACCTGAAAAAGGGCAGCAAGGTTTACATCGAAGGCAAGCTGCAAACCCGTAAGTGGCAGGATCAATCCGGCGCGGACCGCTACAGCACAGAGGTTGTGGTGGGCATGGGCGGCGCTTTGACCATGCTTGACGGCCCGCAAGGTGGGAATTCCAACAAGTCCGAAAACCAAGCGAATAGCGGTGGGAATGGCGGATTTGCAGGGAATTCAAACCAAGACGATTTGGACGACGATATTCCGTTCTAGCCAGTCACCTGCCGCGCCAACGGCCTTTCGCATCGCTGGCAGACCGATGGGCGAACGTCTGCCAACCCCACACATAGGATAGACCGATGGCATTACCCCGCCGCATTGCCAAAGAAAAGAACCGCTCGGATCGCTGGCGTTCCCCGGCACACTGTACCTTTGTGCGACAGCATGAATGCTGCGTGCCGGGATGCACCAACCGCCCGATTGAGGTTGCCCACGTCCGCAACGGTTCCGACGCTGGCATGGGCCGGAAGCCATCAGACTTCTACACCATCAGCCTTTGCGGAGGCTTGGACGGCCATCATGCAGAACAGCACCGCATTGGTGAACCGTCCTTTGCCATCAAACACAAGATCGACCTTCACGCGCTGGCGGCAGAGTTTGCAGCCGAAAGCCCGAAGGCCAGCGAGATCAAGCGCATTCGACAGGAAAGGTTGTCCCATGCCGCATAGAATTATCGCCAACGAGGCCGACCTGATCGACCTTGGCCGGTTGCTTGGAAACCTTACCCTCCCGATCACCGTGGAATGGGTGCAAGGCCGCGACCGGACCAGCGAGCAAAACAAACTGCAATGGCTTTGGGCAAATGAGGCCGCGATGCAGCTTGGCGACCGGACAGGCGCTGAATTGCAGCGGGATTGGAAGCTGCGCTTTGGCGTTCCGATCCTACGTGAAGCCAGCCCCGAATTTCGCGCCACATATGACAAGCACATTCGCCCCCTGCCATATCAGGAAAAGGTGGCGTTCATGGATATGATCGATGTGACCAGCGCCATGAAGGTTCGGCAGATGGTGGCATTCTTGGACGCCGTACAGCGTGAATGCCTTGAGCAAGGATTGCACCTCACAGACCCATCGCCGGACTTGGCGGCATATCAGAAACGCTATCGCCAAAAGGAAGCCGCATGACCCGCAACCAATGGGCACACGCCCACCTATCCGACTTACACGCCAAGGCATTGCAGGCCGATCCTGCCGCGTATTGGGCAGGGGTAGAATTGATGGATTTGCTTGAGGAGGTGTTGAAGTGAGTTTCTATCGCGAAACCATCATCAAAGCCGTCAGGAAGCCGCGTCAGTGCGTTGGATGTTGCGCAATGATCAATGTAGGAGAAAGCGCGCTTGATTGCTCTGGTAAGCATGATGGCGACTTCTGGAGTGCAACCTACCATCAGGAATGCCGCGCCGCCGAATGTGCTTTGAACGACCTGCGCGATTATCGCGATGGCGACGATTGGATGGCTCTGAGCGATATTGAATGGGACGATTGGCTTTGGCTGATTATCGATCATCCACTTGTTGCCGAGCGAATGAGGATCACCGCCGAACGCTACCAGAAAGTGGTAGATGAAAGAGAGCGTTGCCGCCTCGCATTTGCACAGGTGCGCACATGACCGACCACATAACCCCGCATGTTCACCCATCACGCCGCCACCTGATCGAGCCGGATGCCGAAAGGCTGGCAAAGGTTGCCCGCCAAATACGCCACGCCTTAGCCAATCTCGAATTGCGCTCAAATGCGCCGTATTGGCAAGGGTCTAGCCCATCGGCCAAAACATCGGGTTATGCAGTGGCGGGAATACCAGACTGGCAATTGCGCCAATGGTTGCACGCGATTGAAGGCATGGAGGACGCACCCGATGCTGCCTGAACCCATCACCGCCTATCTCGACGAGCAAAGCATCCCCCACGACGATCTAGACGCATCGTTTCGGGAGATAGGGCTGGACATACTGGACTGCCTTGAGATGTTTTTCCTTATCGAAGAACACGCCAAAAATCCGATTGGGCTGAAGGACGACGTTTACGAACGCTGGCAGACGCTTGCCGATGTGGCGAAGGTTGCGCGGGAGTTGGCAGCATGAGCGATTGGCAGGCAGGTGACTTGGCATTGTGTGTGAACGATGGCGTTCTGCATTGTGGCCACGGCAAACACGACGCATCACGTAGCGTAAAAAGCGGCGCAGTCATTCGAGTGGACGCAATCGGCAAGGCATCAGTTTTGGCAGGATATGGCGACTGCGATTGTGATGTGCTGATTTTTGGCAGCGGACAGGGATTGTCTATGCGCTTCGTCAAAATCACCCCCGGCCACAAGATCACCGGCTCCGAGGTTGACCAGAAACAGCCGTGGAAGGTGGGGGTATGACTGCGGAACGCGCGAAGGTGGACATGCTCACCGCAGACGAAGCCGCCGAACTGCTAGGCATCAGCGAACGCACATTGCGGAAGCTACGCCAGCGCGGGGAAATCCGCTATATTGCCATCAGCGACCGGATCATCCGGTACTTTGCAGAAGACTGCGAAGCCTTTCTACAAGCCAAACGCCGGACAGATACACCATGCCAACGCCCATCAAAGACAAACGTTCGCCTAACTGGCAGTATGACTTCCAAAGGGGCGGGCGGCGGTTTTATGGCTCGACGGGAACGGCTAATAAGCGATCGGCGCAACGCTACATAGACAATCTGGTCAATGAGATTGCCGAAGGCCGGAATGGCAAAACACATATCAGCCTGAATTTAGCCTGCGATGCACTATGGCAGGACAAGGCGCAGTTTGACCGATCGTGCAGGACGACGGAATACCAGCTTGCGAACCTGATCGAAGGCCTTGGCGCAAATAAGGCGCTGGCAGATTTAACGATCGCAGACTTTAACCACTACATCGCCAAGCGCCGCGCAAAGGTGAGCAACACCAGCGTCAACCGTGAACTGGAATTGGCCCGCCGCGTTTGGAAACATGCCGCCCGCAGCCACATGGTTAGCCCGATCGAATGGGGCGCGCTAATGCTAAAAGAGCCAGAGGAGCGCGTGCGGGAACTATCCGCCAAAGAGGAGGAGCGCCTTTTCGCCACACTTCCCGAATACCTGAAGCCGGTCGTTGAATTTGCCATCCTGTCTGGCCAGCGCCGATCGGCAATTGTCAGTTTGCGTTGGGATAAGATCGACTGGAACAACGGCGAGGCGGAAATCGTCAACAAAGGCGGCGGGTTCCACAAATTCCCGCTATCGCCGGTCATGGTGCAAATCATCCTGGAGCAACCCAAACTGGACCATTGCCCGTTTGTATTCACCTACGTTTGCGATCGATCGGCACCAAAGCGCGCTGATAGGCCGCACAGGGTCAAGGGAGAGCGTTACCCATTCACGCCGCAAGGATGGAAGCGCAAATGGGTAAAGGCGCTGAAAGACGCTGGAATCGCAGATTTCCGCTTCCATGACTTACGCCACACCAGCGCCACACGGATCATTCGCGCATCAGGCAATCTGAAGGCCGCGCAAAAGCTGCTTGGCCACACTGATATTCGGACAACCGCCCGATATGCGCACGTTGGCATGGATGACCTACGCGAATTGATGAGTGACACGGAGTCACGGAATAGCACCGGAAAGCGTTTGACGGATAAGCCGAAAACAGGCAATATCCCTAGCGTTACAGAGGAGTGAGAACATGCTTTGGGACCAGAGGGTCGTAGGTTCGAATCCTATCTCCCCGACCACTTATCCAACAGTTTCAAGCACTTCCGAAGCGCCGGACGCGGAACGGAAGGGAAACGCACGGAAACGCGCAACCGTTATCGGGCGCAACAGCACCGGAATAATCACGGACGCCGCTGCTCAATTGGAAGCAGCGTGCGCCGCTGAGACTTTCGAAGATGAAAACGACTGGCTTGCTTGGCCGGAAAAAGGATGGGGCACGCCGTTCTTTTGCCCCGTGCGATGGCTTGCCTATACCGAGCGGTTCAGCGTCGATCTGAACACGCCCGCCCCTGCGCTGCCATCCTACTTTCCCGATCCTATCCCATCCGATCGGTGGGCGCGTCGGTGTGAATCGGGTCTGGCTGATTACACATACTTCGCAAAGAACAAGCTGGACGGCACAATCAAGATAGGCCGGTCAAAGCAGCCATCTTATCGAATCAGCACGCTCCACAATGACGCGCGCGGGATGCCTGCTTCTAAATTGGCGATCGTGCCGAATGGTGAACTTGAGCGCGCTTATCATCGCTTGTTCGCCCGTTGGCGCGTCGAAGGTGAATGGTTCGCGCCCCATCCCGAAATTCTCGCAGAAGTCGAGCGCATCAAATCGGAGTACCCGCAATGACCGAGAAAACCCAACCTATACAGGCCGGTAGCTATGGCGAGGGCGTGAAAACTTTTGCCACCCCCACCACGATAGCCGCCACGGGGAAAGCACCGGATGCCGAGAATGTGCGGGAGGTGTTAGAGGCGGCTTGGAATACCATCCATGGCGACCAAAAAGCGCCTTGGGAGAGGCTGGCTTTTGGTGTGGGACGTAGCCGCTTCCGCCGCTTCCTCGACGCCGAAGCTTACACCGATGCAGCGCTTATGTTGGTGCCGAACGATGGCTCTGTGAATATGCTAGATTTAGAATTTAGCTATGAGCCGAGTGAACCAGAAGTTTGGTCGGCCTGCACTATTCGATGGTATCCCCCACATAAGAGCGGTGGGGATTGGCACGCTCGGATTGAGAGCGGCCCTATACCCGCCCTAGCCATCGCCCGCGCAGCCCTATCCGCCGCCACAGGTGAAGCATGAACGAGACACCAGAGAGCGCACTCTCGCAGGCAGGAGGCGCAAGTGAGTGAGACTTGCTCGACGTGCCGGTTTATCCTGCACAAAGCGGCAGTGCATGAAGATGGCTGGCCAGAGATGGTTTATAAGTACGAACGCTGGCTGTGCCGTCGCTATCCCCACACCGAGAAGAAAATGCCTCACAATTGGTGTGGCGAACATTCCCCATCCCACCAACCCAAGGAGGGCTGTCATGGGTGAGGGGCGGATAAAGATCGAAAGATGCACATGTGGCAAGGCTCCTCAGTTTGTGGCCGCGATGGTCGCAGAGGATGCCGTGGAGTCGCAGTACGTCTGCCAGATTGGCAACCGCATTCCCGGAGGCGGCACAACCTTGGGAGGGTGCGGCAAGCAAGGGCCAGAGGTTGAAGACGCATACAGCGACCGCTTGACCGCCGCATCCAGTTGGAACGCGATGATCCGCGCTGAATGCCTAGCCACCACAGGAGGCCATAATGCAGACTAACCCAGAGCCGCTACCAGTGGCAAAACTGGTTGAACTGGATGATGCTTGCTTAGGCCTTGATGAGAAGCCTTTAGCTGATGATGAGCCGACTTCATTTCCCATCGACGCAGGCGAGTTACGCGAACTGTTGCGCGGCTATCGTGTCCAAGCAGCCTTTGCCGAGCGTGAAGCGCGGTTGGTGGGGGCTTTGGGTATAGTCGGTAAGGTACTGCCATCAGCAGCCGGATTAGACGACGCGCCTGATAGCAAGATCATCGCCTGTTACATGAGCATGGGCGAAATGCGCGCCATCAAGGAAGCCCTCGCAGCCCCTAAAGGACCGGACCAATGACTGATACGCAGATCGAAGTGAGCCAACGCGCAAGGGGAGCGGCGGCGGATTGGGCTAAGATGCAGTCCCGACACGCCCAAGCCGCTAATATGCGCCGTGGCAGTTGTGACACCGCACCATTGGTCCAGTTGTTCGCCCGCTTTGAACGCGACATCCTCGCCACCCACACAGATGCAACGCCTGTTGCCGAAGCGTGGGCAGGAATGGAAGCTGCGATGCAAGACCCTGACTATGCTTGGGGATGGCATTGCAATCTTGCTGTGCCGATCATGGACGCAACCGGCATCACGCATGAGCAAGCGAACATGGCAGCGGCACACTTGATGCAGCACTTGTGGAAGTGCGACATAACCACACATCCGCATTACCAATATGAAAAGAGCGGCGCGCAGGCTTATGCGGAATTTCGGATTGATGCGGACAAGGTAGATACAGTAATCCAGGCGGACATCGACGCGGCTCGAAGCATCTGGCATCGTTGCGACGATGGCCCATATTGCGAATTGCCTCAGTGGCTCGTCCAAGCCTTCGCAGCCCACCGCGCCACCCGCACAGATGCAACGCCTGTTGCTTGGCGGCGTCGGCGCATGTGGGACAGTCCGTCAGATCCAGCAGGCATGGTTCATCTGTGGGAGCCATGCAGCGCCAAAGAAGCGACAGGCCATTTCGACAGGACGCCCGGTTACGAATACCGCGCCCTCTACACCCGCCCACCCGCAACCGATGTGGCTGCGCTGGTGGAGGCTGCGAAGGCGTTTGCGGAGATTGACCTGACCGGATCAGGTTTGCCAGACGACTTCGCAATGAACGTCCTCGCCATCCGCCAAGCCCTCGCACCCTTCACGAAAGGCCAACCATGACTGACACCATCCCCAAAGTGAAGCCCGCCAAGATCGAAGAACCGGTTGCATGGTATGCCGGAACCAGCGAAGAATACATGAACATCGGTGGGCCATTCAAAACCCGTGAGGAAGCCATTGCAGAGGGACGCAACGACCGATGCGGCGACCCCTTCTACATTTGCAACGCCGCGCTCTATGGTTGGTCTGCGCCCGATGCTGAAAGCGTCATAGATGGCTGGGTCAATGACCATGATGAATTGTGGTGGGATGATGGCTTTAGCGGATTCGATGCCACGAAAGACGCAGAGATTGCCGCGCAAAATGATTTGCAGACCGTCCTGAACGAATGGTTTGAACGTCACAGGTCTATCCTACCAACGCCCACCGCGTTTTGCATTCACACAGGCGGCGAATGGATTGACCAACCCCAGCCAGTCGAGGAACCCCAGCCATGACCACCATCCCCGACCACGTAGGCCGTGAAGCCGTGCGGCTGATGAATGAGACTTATGGTTACGCCATTTATAGATGGCCGCTTAATCGTGAAAACACCCACGTCATCACAGTAGCCAAGCTGTTGATGAACCCGCCTGCACCGATGACCGATCCTGACGAGGAAGCGGCGAAAAGGGTGATTGCAGAGTGGTGCAGGCATGGACCTGATAGCAACAGCCTCACCCGCGCCACAGAGCAAATGCGCAAGGAGCGTGAAGCATGGGAGGCGGGACAGTGAAGACGGCGGAGCAAATCGCGGCGGGGCTTAGCCATGCACAGAGGGAAGCGTTGATTGGCTGCACACCTTGGGACGTTGAAGTCGGCGCCGGTATTGCCATCGCGTTCATATGCAATGGGCTTTTGGAAGATAGCACCATTTGCGATGATGGCGTCCAATTGAACAAAACTGGCCTCGCCGTCCGCGCAATCCTGAAGGAACAAGCCGATGCTAAGTGAGCAGCAGATCGCGGAAGGCTGGTTGCCTCATGACGGCGGGCCTTGTCCTGTGGACTTGATGGCTAAAGTCGAGGTAATGTTTCGTTCCGGTGAGATACGCTATAAACGTCGTGCGCAATGGTGGACTGCATTCGACACGGTTTCCAAGTTTGCCGAACATGACTTGTGGCAGCATCAAGCGCCAAACCATGACAACGACATCATCGCCTACAGGGTGGAGCCAAAGCCATGACAGCCGGTCTAATCGTCGGCTTTGTCCTGTTCTGGATTCCAGCAATCCTTGCCCGCATAATTTGGAGGTATCTGCGATGACAGGTATTGTTTCGCCAAACCAACTAAAGTGGGACACTAACGCTCTTTGGTGGCCCATCAAATGGGGAGATCACCCGCTCTGCGGAGATGACCCTTGCGATGACTTGCACCCGCTTACATGGGTTCACACCTTGCAGCAGTGCCGCGACGAACGCCGCCCCAAGCCGTATTATACGGCGATAAGGTGGAGGCCGTGACCAACCTATCCGAAAAGCTGGAGCAATTGAGCGCGGCTGCGACGGAGGGGGAGTTGCACCACTGTGGCTGGGGCGACGGATCAACCCAAATGGGCATGACCAACATCTTTAACGAGCATTCCGAAGTCCTGCTTGTCGAATGCATACCAGAACCGGACGCGGCCTTTATTGTGGCGTTGTGGAACGCCTACCGCACCGGCCAGCTTGTCGCAGTGCAGGCGGATGAACGCAAATTCAAACTTGGCGACCGCGTGACCAAGACCAAGGGCAGCAACTGGACCGGCCTTGTTGTCGGCTTCTATTCCACCAGTCTGACACCGATTGGCTATTGCGTGGAAAGCGAAACTGAGCGGGGCAGTGTGCAATTGTATCCGCAAGCAGCACTAGCCGCGAAGGGGGTTGCGTGATGAGTGATAACGTCATCCAAGCCCATTTCGGCGGCGCGCCTTTTCCGCTACTTGCAGAAGTTGAAGAAGCGGTTTGGGGCACGATCATGCAATACGAGGACCGCGTTCCAGTGATGGGTGTTATAGGTGTCCTTAGGTTGATTGAGCACAGGCTTTTAAGTGATGTTCATTCCTGAACAGCCGATCCTTTGACACGTTGCGGGGATGTGTTAGCCTTGCTCGTTCTTTAGGCAATAGTCCGCTTTCCGTTAAGGCCACCTCAAAGAGAAGTGTAAACGGTTTAACCTACTGGCGCTCTCTACCTCGTTTAACCGCACTACATTTATAGCCTGCCGGGCTGACCCCCACCGATGACCGTCCAGTCTGCCGTGGTCGCATTTACCTCTCGCATTGAAAGGTGTGGCGTTTATGTGCGGATATCCCTTAGCCATCCAGCTAGGCGTCAGGGGGAGCGGAAAGTACCCACCGTATCAGGTATGGGTCAAAAGACTCCCGAGATATCTGCCCGTCAGAGTGGGCAACTCTCTTTGTGGATTAATCAGTTTGGCCGCGATAGATCGAGATAAACGATCAAAAGTCGGCACTACACTTTTCATCCAAGGCAGCTTTTTTGCCTAGCCCGCCGGAGAAAGCGCCAACGCGCATAACCGGGTTGAAAAGTGACCGATCCTGCGGTAGTACGAGGTTCGGGGCGATGGCATGGGCTAGATGCTGTCGTCCCGGATACCTTAGCATTTGTTCCCGTTATGGGCTAATGCAAAGCCTGAATCACTAACAGGCTTATTGATTGATTTTTACGATTAATGCCGTTGTAGCTCAGATGGTAGAGCGCCTGCCTTGTAAGCAGGATGTCCGGGGTTCGATTCCTCGTTGCGGCTCCAATTGTTCCCGCTCTACATGGGCCACACTGTGCGCACAGTGCTATGTATCGGGCTTGAGGAAGGGCTGAGAACCGTGGCGCATGTGTCCACGTAATAGGCCGAACGGGATGGCAGAACCCGTGTATAGCAATCTGCTATCAGGGCGGCATGACAGGGGGTTCCCAGTTGTGCCGCCCTTGTCTTATGGCATCAAGCCCGTCGCGTAGCGCGAGCATATTTCAGTGCGATTGCCACCTACAACGACACCTTGACGACTGATCGAAGCGGGCAAGCTCGCAAGGCCCGTCAATCCGCCTGTGGTTGGTGTGAGCGCAAAGCCATTGACCCACAGTGTAATGTCGCTGCCCTTGATCCCGTATTTGATACGATCACCACGCTTTAGAGCGGTTGCCAGCGTAAATGTGGCAAGCGTGGTGTTTGTGCCGGTCACGCGCTTTAGGATCGTGATTGTCAGTCCGTTCGTGGCCCAATGAAGGCCGATGAAGTTCTGTGCATCAGTCAACCGTAGCGCAGCCATATTGTTAGCGTTACCGCCCGCGCCACCATAGACAAGCTCTGTCCAATGATCTGCCGATCCCATATCCGGTGATCGCACAACGGCGCGAGTAGACGTGCTGCTAGACCAAGCCGAGAAGAGCCGGTTGCGGAATACTCGGATATAGCGGGCCTGCCCATTCACCAACGTCCAATTGGCGTTTGCTGAAAGCGATTCCTCTGGACGCCCAAAGTTATCACTGAACAACGTCCCGGCAGTGTCAGGCAGACCGAACCCTGTCATGCCCATCTGGCTGACAACAGCGTCGCGCAGGACATTGACCAAGATCGAAGAACCGACGTTTTCGCCATCACCGCTAAAGCCGTCAGGATGTATTTGGTCCACAAGGGTGCTGTAGTTTGAACGCGGGATAAATACCGCGCTATCACCCGGCGCTGGCGTTGCTGCCAAGCCTGCTGAAAGTGCCTGCAAATCGGTAAAGTTGTTGGTCAGAGAACTAACAGCGCCACGGGCTGCGCCAGACGTGATTGCGACGTAGCTGTTGCCGGTAGGCGTATCGTCCATGCGGACAGCAACGGTTGCCTCTGGCACGTTGATCGTACTTGCGTTTGATCCTGCACCCAGCACAAACGGGATAGGAGCGCGCAATTCAGGTTGCGTACCGCCAACCGCAGGCTTGCCACTATCACGGCTGCTTTCCGTACGGTCACCAACTTCAATAAAGCCACCCGTCCATGTATCTGACCGGATCAATCCGTTGAGCGGACCACGGATTGCTTCGCGCACGGCAATTGGCGCTTGGTGCGCCGTAGTCATCGGTACGTCTTTGTCAGATAAGGTGATAGTGCCAGTGACCGCACCGCTAATCGGTGTGGTGTTCAGGAACGCCAATGTCAGGGTATTCGTGCCTGTATCGATTGCCTCGATCAACTTCATGCCGTTGACCGTTGCGGCCCCTGTCCCGGTTGCGCCAAGAACCTGAATAACCGTGTTTACAGTGTAGATCGAAGCGTTCGGCACAACCACTGCCAACGTATCTGTTGATGCGGTCACGCTTACCGCAGTGACGTTTGCCACCGAGCCGCGCGCGCTCTGCGTGGTTGGGAAATAGTCGATCCCATAGGGCGAAAGTTTGGCCTCAATAAAGTGATGGTCTGTTTGGGTTTGTGCTGCGCTAGTGCCTGCTGTTGTGTCGTTGATGCTCCATTCGGAAATGAAGTTCTTGACCCCCATCTGCGCTAGTACGGCGGCTTGCTTGTCGAAACGCGCGCCCACTGCCCAAGTGCGGATAGTTGACCCTCCAATGGCAAAGTTGGCAATCGGCGCACGGCGCTCGCCAACCACTTCAAGCGGAAACCATTTAACTTCAGTTTCAACGAGGCTGTCGCCACCCAGCCCGATAGGCTCACGGATCGTGCTGCTATCCGCCGTAGTCATCAAGCCAGCAAAGCCGTGCATGACAGGGTGATATGCTGCGCCGCTGCCCGGCGTTGCTGTTGCAGTCACCACCACTGCGCAACCCGCAGGGATCGGTACGGCAAGAACCATGCGGTCAGTTTCCACCGTCGCGCCGCCTGTAATCGAAAGCGTCGTGCTCGCGCTGATTGTCAGGTCAACCGACTGGTTGAGGTAGGATAGGTTTACGGTCCGCGAATACGTAGGCAGATCAACAAATCCCGCCGAACCTGAATTGGTGTGAACCCAACCCGTCAGGATCGCAGAAACCGTTGTAATGTCCGCGCCGCTCTCATTCCAATACGTCGAGGATAGCGGAACAGCTACTCCGGTCCCGGTCGGCAGTGGAATGTCATAGCCTACGCTTGTCCAAGTCCCGCCCGATGACCGCCCGCTGGTGTTGCTGGCAAGCTGCGTGACTGTGCCGCCACCCGCCACAACATCGCTAGTCCCGGTCGAAGTACGCGGGCTGTTTGCGCTGTCTGCCAGCGTCTCAACAAGCGTCCATGCCTGCCCTGTAGCCACTGCACCAACCGTTACCGTCCGCGCGCCGCTGTTGACGCTCCAACCCGCTGGCAATGTGCCAGTGATCGTGGAACCCGCCGTTGCTCCCGTGATCGCCACAGTTGCGCCGGTTGTTATTGATCCGGGCAGTGTCAATGCAGATAGGCTGGCCGCTTCAAACACGTTCGTGACACTGATCGTAAACGTCCGCACAACAGGCGCATCCACGCCATTGCTTGCGCTGATCGTCACCGAATGGCTTTGCGCCGTTTCGTAATCGAGAGCCGCTGCCGTATTGAGGTTCGATCCCGACACGGCAAACTTGGCGTCAGGGTCTGCTGTTTTCGTGAAGGTGTATGTGCCAGAGCCGCCCACCACCGACAGGACGCCCACCGTTGAACCGGACAGCGCGCTTTCGAGAATGGATGATGCGGTGATTTGCAGCGATGGGCTAGTTGCACCACCGCCACGCGGAGCCAAGCCAAGCGTCAACGCGCTCGATAGCGACAGACCAGCCATTACTTGCGCTCCATTTCGTTTGCCCACGCCCGAACACCCGAAAGCTTTGAACGGCAGTCAGAACCAGCAGATCGTTCCGCCAAGATGTATTCGAACACCGCCCGGTCGCGTTCGGCTTGTGCCAGTTGGATCGATGTCAGGTTGCCCGTTGACCACGGCACGCTGGCAAGGTCTGGCGCTTGTGCAGCATCAGCGCATTGCAGTAACGCAGGCGGTGGAAGTGCGACCACTGGCCTACTTTCGCCGCAACTTGCGCAGGCCGTCGCCAAGGGGATCAGTGCCAGCGTTCGCAGCTTTCCGAGCTTCATCGTTTTCGTCCTGTGTTTTGGATTGTTCAGACGCGGCAACCTGTCCCGCTATGTCATCTGCCCGCGCATCGGCCTTCTGTGCTTCAACAGCCGTCTTTAGGCGGTCGTCATGCACTGCATCGGCAACGTAGCGATTGAGCGCAAACATGAGCGCCAGGACGATTGCCACGCCGATTAGTGGGCGGTGCCAGCGGGCGAGGAATGCGATTGCGGCGATCATTGCGGTTCATCCACGGTGGGCACCGGCTGCGAAGGCGAATTGTCCACGGTCACAGATTTATGCGACGGTGTACGCAGAATGCCGATCAAGCCGCCTGTAATGGTCCCCAATCCAAACATCTCGACCTTGCCAGCGACAGACGGATAATTCGCCGCGAAAACCAACGTGCCGATGTAGACGACAAGCAGGGCGATTAGCGTTGCGAGGAACGCGATCAGTTGGCCGTGGTCTTTCATCATGCACCCCCCATGATTTGCGTAATCACCGGCAGCAGGTCCATGCGTTGCCCCCGGCGGATGCTTGGCGCGTAGGAAGGCTTCGACACCGGATAGACTGGCACCGCCAAATCAGGCCAAACGCCATCGAAGAACAACGCCGCATCAGCCTTGCGCCGTGCCATGATCGATGCAGGCTTTGCCCATTCCAGATAGGCTGCGCGGGCTTGGTCGATTAAACCGGCTTTCCAGTGCTTGACCCATGACGCGCGCCCGATTGCGCCCGTGTTCCAGTGGAACGAAAGTGCGCTGGCCAGTTCATGCTCTTTCAGGCGGCAACCATCGAAAGCCCGCTGCACCGTTGGCAGATACCGCTCGCGCAACAGCCAGATTGCAACATCGAGTGCCTTTTCAGCCGTTGTGGGCGCGTCGAGATAGCGCGGGTAGACTTTATGACCGCTGGCATTGGTGACGCCCATGCTCCACGTCCAGACGCCCACGCTGTCCTTATAGGCTTCCAGCACAAGCCCTTCGTGATGTGCCACGGCTGCGACGATCTTGGAGGTTAGCTTAAATTGGAGCGGTGGGGCTTCGACTGTTAGGGTCACTTGCTACGCTCCCGATCTTCGCGCGCCCGTTCGGCTAAAAACGCTACATTGGCGTCGATCCGCTCCACCTTGGGCACGAGCATGTCGATCTTCGTTTCCTGCGTGGCGATGCGGCGTTCATGGTCCTGCACATCAGCCCAGATCACGCCCAAGCCGAATATTAATGTGGCAATGTTCAAAGCCAGCGCGCTAAACGATATCAGTTCCGCCCGCGTTGCTCTGGTCACGGTCACCTCTTCGGTTGGTGTTTCATTCATGGGCGGAAAACCACCACGCTAGGCAGTTCGACGCCGTTCAGGATTAGGGTGGGGCGGATGGTCATGCGGTGATTCCGATCACCTGCAGGCCCGCGCCACTTGAGCCACCAGCACCCGCGCTTGTGTAATAACCGGGGGCCGTGATTGGCGTGCCGTTGATTTGCGTTTTGTTCGTCGCACCGCCGTTGATGCAGGCCGGATTAATGCCCGTAGGATCGATGGTGATGCGGACATTGCCGGTGCCGAACGCATGGATGCCTTGCGGGAAAGCATTGCCCTGTCCGGTGATTGCCGCGCTCACTTGGCCGATGGTGCAGTTCGTCAAAAACACGGCAGCTTGCGAACCGGCCTGCCCGTAGTTGTTGATGATGGCCGAGACACGGAAGTCTGCCACCGCGTCAAGGCCGTATGGCCGCTTGCAACCGATGGCCTTAACGTCCTGCACCACAATCCGGCCTGCCGTTGCGACATAGACACCGAACACGTTTGCACCGGCAGCGTTGGCATTGACGCCCCACACCTGCCCGCCGATGATCGTCACACCTTGGCAATCGTGGATGTGATAGCCCGCAAATGCCGATCCGCCCGAAAGCGCGATGTATCCACCCTTAATCTCGATTGCCGAGTAATTATTGGTTTCGCGCACTTCGATGCCGGTGCCAGTGATGCCGTCCAGCACAGGCTCAACGATAGACACATCGATATGCGCAGGGCTTCCCGAGGCGCTGTCACCATCCAGCACGATTCCAAAACGCGTTGCCGTCGCTTCAGGCCGGATCAGGAACGTATCGACAAAGGCGTTCGTGAGCGTGAAGCCTTCCGATGTCGTCAATGCAGGCGTGCCACCAATCGAAGCGTTGCAGTCGATCAGGAACAGCGAACCGTTGCCGCCCGATAGGCCGTAAGAGCCGCCGCCATCAGCCCAGAACCCGCGCCAAAAGTCACCCGTTCCAGTCGTGCCGCTGGTTTGCCGGAATGCCTTGCAGTCCTTAACCAATGACCGGACAACGCCGTTGAAATACATGCCAATGGTGTGATCGTCGGCATACACATCCTCAATTTGGCAATGTAGCGCAAACGTCATGCGCAGGCCCGCCGCGCCAAGCTCTGGATTAAGCACCGCAGGAGGGGTCACAGGCGTTGACCTGCCCAACGATAGGCCAGTGACGCGCGATGCCTTGGCGAAGTCATTGACGCCACCCGCTGGATAGCTTGCCAGACCGACCGCGAGAACGTCTGCCGTGGCGCTGGTCACCACAATGCGCGTACCGTTGCCGCTTTGCGCGCGGTAGGAGCCTTGCCCTTCAAGCGCGCGATATGGCGGAACACGAATGACCGCGTTCGTGAAGTAGTCGCCAGCCTCAAGAACCGTGACAGGGCATAGTGCCATGCAAGCGGTAATTGCTAAGACGTTGGCCGCTGGGATGCCGCCCGTCGATGTCGTCTTGACCGCGCCGAACCACTCCGGCTTGCCGTTGACGCCATCCCATACCCGCGCCCAATAGAAGCCCGCCGTGTTGGATGCCTTGTAAAGCCCGTTGAGCGCGTCGGTTGGTGTTGAGCCAGACACGCACGCCCACCAGCCCTGCGCCGCGCCTGTGGTCACGTAGCGCGTTTGGCCTGCCACGGCGGGGAGTGCTGCCAATGCGGTCAGGTTGGCAACGCCTGCAAATAGCGTGGAGTTCGCCGGATCGATGTCACGCAACGTCGAACCCGATGGGGTTTTCAGCACCGCGCGATAGGACAACACCGGATTGAAATAGATCGGGACAAACTGCCCGCCACTGTCAGCCGTAACCGTTGCGCCAAGCGAAGTGCCAAGCGTTTCGTTGGAATAGACAGCCTGCGGTGTGCTGGTCCCGCTTGCGTAGAAAAACCATTGCGCGCCGTCGATTGGCACACCATTGGCGTTCGTCGCGCGTGGCAGTTCATTGAATATCTCTGCGGCCATTGTCGTTTCCCAACGAGAGCACCTTTTTACGGGTGGGCTATGATTTAGTTTACGGTATTTTCACCCATTTGTGTAGCCATCATGCTATTTTTCGGGATCAATGATTGCGATATTTTCTTTTTGATGCGGTTGTCTTTCACGACGCCGCGCAATGCTTTTATGCCTGTCAGTACAGGGATAGGAATTCCAAGCGTTGCACCTAATGTCCCTGCTTCGGTTGTCATAGCTGCTAGATAGGCAACTAGCGTGCGCGCGGTGCCGCTGTTGTTGATTGATGTGCCAGGCGGGACCGTGTTGATATACTTGACCACATCACGCAAATCTCGGATGCGCCGCGCCATTGTAGGGTCAAAAATGACATCAAGACGGCCATTCTTGTCCAATTGCTCTACAACGCGCTCAAGAGCAGCTGGCGACACAACCTTTTCATTCTTTGATGTCGTGTTCACATTTGCCGTGGCAACATCTTGAATGTGCCGGATCGTGGCGCCTTGCAGTTCTTTCCATGCCTGCCGACCTTCAGCGCCTGAAGTCTTGAGCGCGTGGCGTAGGAATTTGATATCTTCAGGGCTTTCGTTCAGGATCGATTGCGCAAAAACCTTGTTACTCTCGGTCTTGGCGTCGGCCTTGTTCTTGACCGTAGCAACGAGGCGTTCGACCACAGCGCGGTTTTCAAACTTTCGCGCTTGTTCGATGCGCAGCGCCCGCGCCCGCTTGTAAAGCGCGCCACCCTTGCCCTCGGTTGCCTGATCAATCAACACTTTGAGTTCGCCGCCGTAGTTCGCATCAGCAGTTCCCGGCGTTGTAGCCTTGTTGATCAGCTTGCGCACTTCTTCCAGCGCGTTCAACGAAATCTCGCCTGTGCCGTCAGGATCGTTCTTGCGCAGTTGTTCAGACACCGCGCTTAGGACCGGAGCCAGCTTTTCGCGCGTGGTTGGCGTCTGTTCCGCGATGAAGTCGGCAATCTCTTTGTATGAGATCGGCTCGGCCATATCGCCAGCAGCTTCGGCGCGACGATACGCCACGTTAACGCGGTCCTTCGCCTGCTTGTAGCCTTCCGATAGCGCCTTGGTCACAGCATTGCCCGTTGCCGCGATGTCAGGAGCTTGCGCGCCCGTCAGATCAATGAAACGGTCGAAGTTCTGCAAAACCTGCGTGTTGTTTTCTTCGGCGCGGTCCCGCAATGGCTTACCAAGCGGGCCAAAGATTTGCTCTTTCTCAAAAGCCAATTGATCAGCGTCACGCATCGCAGCGCCAACCGTCAAATCCACAGGAACCGGCAGGCCCTCTGCTTGTGACAGGCGCATCATTTCATCAGACGTGCCCGATGCGCCCGCGTCCTTTGAACGCGTGGTGATGGGTGCAAATGGTTCGTCAGATTGGCCTGCGTTCACGTCGCCAGCGTCAGGCGTCATCATATCGCCCGCCGCGCCTGTTACAGGCTTAGGCGGCGCGCCACCGCCTGCCCCACCATCAAAAGGGGGCACCACCTCATCGCCATTGCCACGGAACATGCCACGGAAAGCAGGGGCAGCACGCTTAACGCCCGCTCCGACGCCTTCGCCGAGAACCGAACCAAGCGCGCCCAACGCAACGCCCGTGCCAACATCCTCGCCAGTGTTCGCCGCATAGATGCCGCCGTAAGCCGCGTCCGTGGCCGCAGTACGGGCAAGTGCGCCTTTGAAGCCACCACCGGCCAAGCGTTCCGCAAGCGTGCTGGAAACCCGCCCAACGCCTTGACGTGCACCAGCAGCAAGCGCGCCCGTACCGATGGCCGAACCGATTACCTCGCCCGCAAATGCCGACTTGGGGTTTAGGGCTTCCAATCCCTGCACCTGATCGCCTGCAAAAAGAGATAGCGCCCCCAAGCCAGCAGCATTGACAGCGCCCGTTACCGCAGTGCCGACAGGATGCATCGCAGCTTCGCCCGCCGCTTGCGCCAATGGCGACCGGGTGCCGCTCTTTTGCGGATTGAACGTGACCGCCTGTTTCTTGTCGCGCGCTTCGATAGCTTGTTGGAATGCCGCCAAGTCTTCCGGCCGGACTTGCCCGCCCGCCGATTCCGCAGCCTTGGTTAGTTCCTGAACGCCGCCGCCTTGTTGGAAAGCGTTCTGCACCGCCGCCGCAATGGCCTTGTCCTGATCGGTGGAGAAGTTCGCGCCGCCTGTGATGGCGACCGGAACCGCGTCAACGCCTTGCGGGAATTTCTCAGACCAAATCTTTTCAACGTTGGCTGAATATGGCTCATCGATGCGCGTGCCAGATACCGACGACGGATCAAGATTGTATTGCTTGGCAAGCGCCTCGTAATCGGTGCGCACGCGGTCATAGGACTGGCGATAGTTGCCGGTCAGGTTCTTCATTTCCTGCAAAACGCGGTTGCGCACTTCAGGACGGATCAAGCCGCTATCGTCAACGCCGAATTCTTTTTGCAGCCGCGCGACAATCGAGCCTAGCTTGCTGTCACCCGATGCAACGGTGTTGAATTCCTGTTCACGCACCACCGAACCCGGATCAAGCATCTTGGCGTATGCGGTGATAAGCGCCTGATCGCCCGTTGGTGTTGGCTGCGCGCCAAGAGCCGACGAGAATTGCCGCATGACAACCTCGTAATTCTTGGCTTCTTCGGACTTGCGGAATTCGTCACGAAGTTTCGCAGCGTTGTCAAAACCTTCGTCGCGGGTGGCGCGAGATTCAGATGATGACGCAATATCAAGGCGAACAGCATCGTTCTTTTGGCTTTCGTTCGCCCGCGCCTCAGCCGCCGCCTTGCTTGCACTAGGCACGCCACGGATAACGCCGGGGAATTGCTTGGCAGGGGCAGGCGTAGGCTCATCATCCCACTGGACCGCATTAGGATCAATCTGCATATTGCGTGGTCCCGTCAGAGAATTGAATGACCTTGCGACCGTTTGACGTTCCAGTGCGAGTGACCACCTTCACATTGTTCTGTTGCAACCAACCATCGAACGCCGCTTGCCCGTTGCCGCCAAGGTTGGCTTTGATCGCCGCAGCCTCATCGGGCAGGACATAGCCGCGCGCTGTTGCGTTGCGCAGGGCGGTTTCTGGTTGGATCGTCGCAGGCGGTGTGATCGCGGGCACAGGGTTTGCCCCGCCTGCGAATGAGGCGACCGCTTGCGGGTTGCGAGTATCCACCAATGTGCCGTTTTCAGGGATGACCTGATATTTAGGCTGCGCAAGTTCGATGAACTTCTCCACCAAACCAGCGTTATCAATCGCGCCCTGCAATGCTTGCGGGCTGAACTTGCCGCGATAATCCGCCATGCCGGTGTAACCCGCCTGAACGCCTTGCTCAACGGCTTGATCCCATGCCGCCGCTTGCTGTTCCGCTGGCAACTGACTGATACGCAGCGCAGCCTGTCCGGTGAATTTGGTTTGGTCTTCCACCATCCGGCGTTTGTTGGCGTCGAGCGTCTTCCAGCTATCGAAGTCGATCCCGACAAGTTGTTGCAGAGCCGCCGGATCGCCTTGCGCGGCCTTTTGCCGCAGCCCCGCCGCTTGCTGTTCCTGCGCATATTTGGCGCGCTTGGCTTGCTGGTCTGCCATCTTTCCCTGCACTTCGAATGCAAGGCGCGGATTGATCGACGCCAACCGCTCATAGGCGGCTTGGCTGGCTGACTTTTGATCTTCGTTCGGAACAATCCCACCGCCATTGCCGCCCCACGTTTGCGGGATAACGCCAGACAATGCGCCACCGGCAGCGCCCATAGCCGCGACTGGAGCGCCCGCCGTTGGTGCGCCGCTCGAAGCCGTCATAAACGCAGCCAGCGCGCTATCCTCGCGGTTCTGCTTGATCGCCCCGCCGATGTCCGCGCCCAAGGCTAAGGCGTTCTGAAAGCCTGCCAGCGCGGAATTTGAACCCCAATTGATCATCAGCCGAAGCCCTTCAGAATACCGCCGCCCAATGTGCCGAGCGCGTTGCCGAACACGCTTTGCTGTGACAGTGCCGCATTGGCCCGCGCATCGCTTGCCGCTGTGTTGCTTGCCGCGATGGTGCCCGCGTAATTGGTGGAGACGCCAGCCAATGCACCCGCCGCCGTAAGGCCGACACCCTGTTGATTAGCGACACCGCTCGCCCACTGGTTGCGATAGCCCGATTGCAGATTTTGACGGTAAGTCTCTAGCGCCTTCATGGCCGCGCCGGATTGCACCGTGCCCTTGCCAGCGTAACCGGAGTTTACCGCGTTGCCGCCTTCCTGTTGCTGGAAAGCGTAATCCGAATTCCCGATGTAATTGGCGAATGCAGATCGGCTATCGGCTTTAGGCTGCGTGACGGCAGGCGTGGGGGTTGGCGTGAAATTCGGAGGCGTATAGAACCCGCCAAAGCTGGACCCGCTGCCAAAGTTAAACCCGCCGTAAGCCGGAGCCGTAGCGGCAGGCTGCACCGTCTGCGTTGGTTGTTCAATCCCGTAGAAGTCGTTTAGCAGCGCGCCCGCATTGGTGCCGGTCTGCACGAATGGCGAGAGGACGCCTTTGTTTTCGCCGTAAATCTCTTTGGTGAGCGCGTTGTTATTGGCCGCAGTTGCCGAAGCGTCCGCAGATGCCTGCTTGGCAGCAGAGTTCGACTTGGAAGCCGAGATAGCAGCGCCACCGGCTATCAATCCTGCACCAGCAACAATCACCATGCCTAAT